CCTGCGGGAATCGCCCGAGTAACTCCACCTTACTTGGAACGCTTTAAACGTAACTTTTTGCATAACACATCTTTAGGCTGTGTAATAACTTTTTTAATAGGCGTGACTTTAGTGCCTGGAGGCATAAATCTCCAATCGACAAGTGTATCTTTCCCTTTGATTTTAATTACTTTGGGCAATCCAACAGTTACAGGCTTAGTTGGAAATTTACATTTAGATTCTTCATCAACTTCATAATCCTCTGTAATAATTTCTGCTACATCTCTTTCAGAATCTTTTGATTCCGCTTTTAGCATCACTTCAACTTCATTAATAGTAAGTGGACAGACAATAATTTCATGTATCTTTGGGTCATACATATCAACCCAAGGATGTGGTACTCTGTCTGGATTACCATCACCAAAACATGGATGATCAGGTGAAGATCGCAATCGCTTAATAAATTTTGTAGTCTTATCTCTGAGGATAAAAATCCAGTGGTATTCACCAGAGGATGTGACATATCTTCGTTTGAGATAAGAAGTGCATGTACCTCCGAAGACGGTAAAAGTTGCTTCCCAAGTATAACGCATAGGTGATTGATATGACGTAGAGCTTGCCCAATTAGACGCATAATTTAAAGTGATTGAAAAATTTGAAATAGTGCCATCGCCTGCAGTTTTAGCGTATTTATGTTGAAGATTTAGTCCATAGATGCCTGCAGATGCAAAAACTGCATGCCCCGAAGCTCCACAATTATCAGGGGCAACAGTACTGTCTGATGAAGTCTCTACTTCTTCGGCAGTCTTAAGCATTGATTGAGAAATTTTAGATGCACCGATAGTAAGTGCTGTTGCACCAGTAACATCACCAGTATGTGCAGTATGGTTAATAGTTCTGTTCGCTGCAAGTGTGCCACCACCATCTAAACCAGTACCAGCAATAACTTGACGTGAGTTTTGTACATACACATTTGCTGCTACACCTGCCAGCTTTTCACTGTCATATACACGATCATTTGCAAGATCATATATATCTAACCAAGCACTATTTGCTTCATTACGTTGCTTTAAAATATGGTTTGTAGTGTCATACCAAAACATACCAGCAATCATATTAGCAGGCTGAGCAGCGCCTGAAAAGCTTGTTCTTAATGCTTCAAAATTTTTCTCTGTATTTTCTAAATCTGTGTTTGCTACATGACTTGGCTCATATAGATCGACAGTATAATCTTGGCTCATTTTTTGTCTCCTTTATAATGTGGGCCAAAGAATTTCTTTTTCTTTTCCATAAAAAATTCATCTTTTAAACGTTTCAAATTTAGCTCTAGAAACTTACGTCTTTCAGCTTCTATTTTATTCCATTCTTTATCTAAGTCAGATAAACTTTGATCCCACTCTTCTTCTAAATTACGTTTTTCACATTTTTTACAAATGACATTTTCAACAGGTACAGTTTCTATACCCGACTCTGTTGTTATCTCATTAAGGTATGAACCACAAAGTTCACATGCAATTATTATCATTTCATCACCTACTATTCTATATTGTAAAATTTATTTACGGGATAGTGTAAATGCCAGTCAAGAATTATTATTTCACCATCAATTTCATCACCTGCAGCTGCAACACGCCTAAGTCTACCACCCAATAATTCGTGGAATTTTATTTCACTACCAGCACCATCTATATCATAATCTATAGTAAAAGTTACTTCATATTGATCATATGGTGCTACTCTACCAGCAACTAACGTTGTTTCAACTTCAACATCATTACTTGTTGCAGGTAAAATACCTGGATAAGGTGCATGTTCCCAAGAAAACTGTAATCTAAATTCATCACCTACATCTTCTGCTTGATCAAGACAACATTTTACATGGAATATTATATCATCTTCTTCAGTCCAACGTCCTGGCACGTCTGTTCTAAAGTACAGCTCTTCATTATCTGCAGCATATATTGGTAGGGAATAGCCGAAAAATACACCTGCTTGAACTTGTGTAGGCACTAGCTGCTTTTTAATCTCATCAATATTTATTTCGGGTCTTACAGTAAAATAAGGCTGACCATCTTCTTGAAAAAGACGATCTGACCCACCTATAACAAGATGAATTTTATCACCATCTTTAACACGTTCAATTTCAAAGCGTGTATTACCATCTTCGCTAGCTAAAACTCTTGCTTCATCACCCACGATACACCTATATATAAAATGTAAGGGTTAAGACAGTATCATCATCTTGGTCACCGTCAAGTAATAAATAATAATCTTCTGCTGTGTCAGTAATTGTTACTTCAACTTGAAAATACCTGCCATAACAGTCAACTGACAGTAATTCAAAAAGATTAACTTCGTTAGGATACACACCTGAAACCGTACCCCATTTTAATTTAGCTTTAATAATTGCAGCTTTCGTTAGCCCAAAAATTTCAGACCATGTTAAGGCCATAACGTCTTTTGTAGTCCATATACCTGGATCGGGCCATAAAGCGTCCCATGTAGCTGTTGTTGAAATGACTTTAGTAATAAAATCACCTTCAACACGAACTTTTCTTTCTTCACCTATATCTATTTCAGCAGAAGTCCAAGTGCCTGTTAAAGCTGCAGCATGATCAATTCTCAAACAATAGTCACCAAGACCTTGATCAAAAAATTCTGTATCATCATGAACACCAGTGCCTTGATCAAGATCAGCAGAAAAATAAGCTCTATAACCTTTTGGCTGATTAACAGTAAAATCTACATGAACAGGTGTACCACTATATGAGCCATTGTTACTTACAGGGCTACACCATATTCGAAAACTGCCTGAACGCATACCTGAAAGTGACCATACAGGCTTTTTATTAAAAGCAAGAAAAGCAGCACCACTCCAAGATGCTACAGTCTGATCTGAAACTCTAAATTCATATCCTACTACATCTGTAGCATCAACTTCTTCACCTATGATATTTACAACATCACTCGTGATAATAGCACTTGGTGTATCCATATTATCAGGAGCATCATCAAAACCCACTACCAAATGAGATATTTTAAAATCATTGGCATCTAACTGCTTAGTATGCCATATAGAAACAGTTTTTAATCTTATGTAGTACTTAGTTCCTTCTTCGACAGAATCAATATTAAAATCTGTATTCGTATCATATAAATATTTCCAAGTAGCATCATCATAGCTTATCCATACTTCAACGTGATCATACCAATTGTAGTCAGCTGGTGGATCAAATGTAATTTTAAGCCTTGTAAAAGTTCTTAGCCTATAATTATATGTCTCTTCTGTAGATGTGACATTAGCTACAGCTGGTGGCTCTGCTGTCGGATCAGGCAGTGAACATGTATATATAGTTTCCTCATTTAAGTTATAACTATCATCATATAATGCTAAATTTTCATACATGAGACTCAATGAAATCTGGCCATTAGCAGTGTATGTAGCTTCTGTAACACGCATAAGTTGGTCAGCTATACCAAGTGCTGTACTATTGAAAGTTACAACATCAAATTGTTCTAATTTTATAGCATCATCACGAAATATACCAGAAACAAGTCTATTCAATTGGCGTCTTTCTAGTTCATATATACCAAGGTCAGCAGCTTGTTGTTTATTGGTGCATCCTAAAAGACGAAATTCTTCTACAGCACCTGCTGAATTACCCACAAGAAAATTTTCTATCACATAATCATTGTCGGGGTTTGTGTAAGCAATGGATAAGGCATCAGGTTTTTTAAAAATAGATGGTTCTGTTATTGAAATATTGTCTTTGCCAGCTCCATCTTGTACAATATGATCATCTGTAAGTGTCATAACAGATGCTTCATCATTAAGATCACAATATTTTAAATAAAATTTATTATCCCACCATATGAGTTGAAGTCGGCCATGTAAACACATGAGATCAAGAATATCTTGTTTGACTTCTTGGCCAGTGAGAAGATAATTAAATGTCCATCCTTTTGTATCACAATATGTAGCTGCAGTTTTCCAAGTATCTTCATCTAAATTAGCTGCTGGCACACCTAGACCATAACGACTATTAGTCATATAATCATACAAACAAAGCACAAGATTATCAGACCAGATAGTACTAGCATCTCGTAAGTCATAGAGCTTTCTACCATTAAGAATTATACTACGTTTCGGAAAGCTTTGGAAGTAGTTTCTATCATAAGTTAGTTTCCATATAATGTAACTAGTATAACGCATAGGGTCAGTCCAATTAGCATCTGCTGCATTAAGTGTAGCATCAACAACTTGAGCTGCTGTACCAGAATGAAAACAGTATTCTGCATTACCGCCATATTCATCATAACGCAAATCTCCAAGATATACTTGGTCTACACCACCATCTTGATGTATAGAATCACACTCCCCTTCAGACAAAGTTTGTACTATCCATAAGATATTATTATCAGTTCCAGTTACAACGCTGTATACGTCATTACCTCCAATTCTCAATCTCCCATAAAGCACTTTGATAGGCTCTGTAGTAGATCTAGCATTAGCTCTTATACCTGTACCACCTTGCATTGCAGTGTCTAGAGAAGGTAACTTTGCATCTTCTCCTAGAACACTTGCAATGATATATTGCGCAGCCATACTACCAGCAAGAATATAAGCAGCTGGATATTGTCCTGATGCTACTAAAGCAACTGTAGCAATAGAAATCACCGTATTTACTACTTCTGCTTGACTACCCATCTGAATACCTTTATAATTTTATATGGTCTTAGGCTGTTTAAAGCTACACCAATATCTGTAAAAGCAGACATAATTAGATCTTGCCCTATTTGCATCCCTATAGTGATATTGGTACTGCCTTCTAATAATAAAATATCACCAGCTTTATTAAAACCAGGCTTTATTTCAGTGCAAATTTCTGATAGATATTTTACAAAAAGATCTCTTGCAGATGCTTGATCTAAAATCCATTCTCTACTATAGTTTTTTAGATTAACACCGTCAAATTTAGTAAGCATTTTAAAGCCATATTCTTCAGTACTAATAGTGTATAATAAACTAAAGCAATCAAAGCCCTCATCAACAGACCACCCATTTAATTTATAAGGTGATCCTATATATTTTTGTGTGATTTCGGCTAGTCTTAGTTTAATCTTCGCCACGTAGTCTACCCCACCAAATTTCCTTATCTACAATACTTGGTAGCCATCTAAAGCCACCAAAGTTGTCTGTATTAGCTAGTTCTAAACATCTTGCATAACTTCTATCACATTCAGTTTCACCACCAACATATCCACACTCAGTTCCACCAAAGACTTTCCATCTACAAGACGGTGCATGTCGTTGCAACGTTTTCTGTGCCCATTGCACAAAAAGGCTAACAATAGTAAAATTTAGTTTCTCTTCATCTAAATGCCATGAATCAATAGTGCCTTCAAAAATTATTGCAGCTGCATCGCCTGCAGGTACCAAATGTTTACCAGTTGTAACTGTAAGAGCAGTGTCATCTGATGTGGAAGACACAGCTTCAATGGCTGCCAGAAGTAAACGTAATACTAAAAGCTGAATATCATCAGTAGTTGTACTGCCAGTAGAAATACTAGCGATCAACTGTCTTAAGATAAGTAAAACTACGTCATCAGGTGTAGTACTTGTAACATCTATTGAAGCTATTAAATTACGTAAGACTTCTAAAAGAACATCATCTGGTGTAGTACTAGATGCATCTATTGAAGATATAAATTTTCTTAAAACTGCTAGAACAACTGCATCTGAAGTTGATGATGCAGGATTTATCATGCCTATTAGTTGTCTTAAAACTAAGATAATTGTATCATCAGCAGTTGATGACACACCTACTGGGGTAGCAATTTGGTTGCGTAATACATCTAACGCTACATTATCAGGTATACTAGAGACACCTATAGGACTTACTGTAAGATCAATGGAGTTTAGTTTGGTCCATATGAAATCATCAGTATTTGTCCATATGAAATTATCGGTATCTACAAAATAAAAATCAAAAATAGCCATTTGTTTATCTTAAAATATTTTTACATATCCTCAGCAAAAGGCAGCTTAGAGAAGAATGTCTAAGTAGTCATATAAGTGCTGACTGAATAAAGTGAATGTATCTGTTGAGTTTCTTGATCCATTTATATCTTCATTGTCCTTATTGAAACTGAGCAGGTTGAGAGTATTTTGGTTAGTTGAGAACTCATTACTTTATCTATAGCAAATAGCGGTTATTCTAACCGTTCCTGTTGGAGTACCTGTCTTTGTCCAGTCTAATGTAAAACCATCGTCATTCATACTAACCAAAGTAGCCACTTGTTTATGGGCAGTCCAAGCTTCTGAAGCCAATATACAAGCAACGGAAGTGCTGTATGTTTCACCGGTAGTACTGACACATCCCGTTACTCCCATATTTGTGCTGGACATTGCAGAACCTACTGACCAGTATTTAAGGTCGGTACCAGAACCAGCATGGAAGATTATAAGCCTTGGCTTGAATCCTATATCGGTATAACTAACGTTACCGCTTGCATCAGTTAAAGCTCTTGTAAAATGTATTATATTAAAATCAGTTGCATTTGTAACACCAAAGGATCGTGTTGCCGTTCCAGGTCTTCCATCTTCCTGTACAGTATTATCCCATTCCCGAAGTCCTGGAGGACCTTCAGGAATATTTGCTACATAAAAAGCATACCCAGTTTTTCCGGCAGGGGCACCATAATAGATTGTAGAATCTGCTACTGAAACATCTTCATACTTTGCCGACAATCTTAGGAATCCACCGATAGTAGAATCGGAAACTGTTGGCATATGACTTTCTCCATATACACCTCTGATAACAACCTTAAAGGCAGTATATGTAGCATCTTCACCAATAATGAACCCCCATGCGTTATTACTTTCGACAATTCCACCCTCCCAGTAAACACCAGATGACACGCCACTAATTCTAACACCACCCTTCAGATAATCCGCGCTTGCATTTCCAGTCCCGCCATTCCACCGAGAGTTGCAATCTCGAAAAATTATATTGTTGTGCTGGCTATAAGCATTAGTTCCGGGAAGGTACACACCAAGACCCCCGTTGCGATAAAATTGACAGTTGGCATAATGAGTGCCCCAAGATGTATCATGTACTAACCCGTGTCTTCCGTGGTCATGACTGTAGACATCCTCAAACTTACAATATCCAACAGCTTTATTCAAATCCATAGAGGGATTTACAGATATTCCATCTTCTGAAGACGCATTACCGACCACACTAAACCCACTAAAATGAGAATAGTATATTTCTCCATCACCTAAACCTTCTATTTTTAATGCACTGCCTTCCCCCATATTTTTAATGTTAGAGACCTTCGATCCTTCCCCCTTTATTGGACAATGCACAGTGACTGCGTAATTACCCGTAGTTGCAGTCACTTGATAAGTTCCGGCACTCAACAAAATATTTTGTTTCGGATCATTATATGTTGCTACGCCATATTCAGCAGCAGTGACGGTTTTTGCAAAAGCGGCAGTGCAGTCAGTAGAATCATCACCTATCCCACCCCACCATTCAGGACGAATACCGCTTACGTTTCCCTTACCAAAATAAACACTTCCATCTCCATTAAATACCTGATAAAGTCCAGCATCGAAAGGGCCGTTGATAGTGAGGGTTTTTTCAACAGCAATATCTATAATAGCTCCTGGTTCTATATCAAGAGTTATATTTGATGTAACAGTTTCAGAAGTTGAGAAAGTGTAGGTGGTAGTATTTCCTGCACTGCTATGATTAATTTTGATAGTAGCTTTTTTTACAGCGCCAATAGCATCTACATAGGCTTTAATAGTTTTACCATTGCCAATCAAGCCTTGGTCTACTTCTGTAGAATCAACTACATATTCTATAGTTGCTTTAGTACTGCCAATACTAAAAGCATTTGCAACATTGGATACAATATTAATTCCTATTACAGAAGATAAACAAAATAGTACAACAAAAAGAGATAGCGATAATAATTTGCTTAAATATTTTCCCATTACTTTGCCTCCAATTTTTTCTGCCCTACTTTAAGAGCTAAAACACCTAAAAGCCCTACAAGATCTTTAATCTCAAAGCTTACCAGTTGAGAATTAATTACATTAAACCATGTCCAGTTAAACATATAAGTAATCACTATGATAACTACACAAAATCTCATGCAAGAACTTTCTGAACCTTCAGAGATCATATCTTTAAAAAACTTAAATAAACTTTTCATTTCCACTCCTTAGTTAATTTTACATCCAAATAGTACCATTATATATATAAACTCCCATACCACCAGGTGTTATTGTTTGTGCTGAACCTGTGGAGTCAAAAATAATATTATAACTCCCACCCTTATTTATAACTACTGCTTCTGTACCCGTAGGAAAAACACCACTTGGATTGAAATTTCTATTTGCACCATTAGGATCTAAGAAGTATTTTCTCCTATCACCTGTTACATACGTAAAAGTTTCATCACTAGTCATAGTAGATTCATAAGGATCAATAACAACATTGATTAGTATCCATCTTCCATCACTAACACCAATATCATCAGGTGCAATAACCCAAGGTGAGTTTTCTGCTACACCTGAAGTAGCAAGATAACGGTAAGTATATGTAGCATCTGCAGTGGTAGCTATACAAATATCTCCAGTTGCTAAATCTCCTGATGGAATTACATCTACATCACCAGGATTACTTCCAATTAAACCTATAGCTCCATATCCATGTGCCGTCATTTTTTAAACTCCTATTAAGTTAATGCAACAACAAGTGCGCCATCAACAAATTGAACAGTATCACCATCATCCGGATCGTCATCTAAGCCATTGCCATAGAAAAGCAAATTACCAGCACCAGTAGCTAATGCATCTGTAATAGCTACCGCAGTAATATTACCCCACGATCCTGTCGGTATAGCAAATTGAATAGCACCTGTATTTTCTGTAGCTCCGCCTGCTGCTGCATCCCAAGCTGCGTGTGCTTTTCTTACATAAGCATTGCCTGCAGGTTCACTAATTGTAGCACCTGTATTAGCATCATTAATAACTGCATCACAAAGTGCGATATGAATTGTGGGCTGCGCGAATGCTTGATTACGAAAAACAAAATCAAGTATTTTATTTGCTAAATAGTCTGACATCTCATTAGCATCCCACCCAATTTCAATTTCGCCTACAGCTATAGAGCAGACATTTGTTTTATTTACAGTTTTAGCTACATCAAATGCTCCATGAGCTAGAACATTACCAGTTGCACGATCCACACTATCACATATAGCCCAATGTGTAATAGATCCCCAGTCCGCTGTAGTATTAGCTGGAAATGTGATAGGATCAGTTGTTTGTGTTATTTTTCTAGCAGCTGCTGCACCAAAAGCACATGTTTCTCTAGTATATCCATTTGCTGTGGCTGGTTCTGTTAAACCTGAACCATCATGTGTTGGATCAGCAGTAGAAAGAGCTACAAAGACCGCTGCTACAGGTGTATATGCGCCACTCTCAAAAATATGATCAAGTATCTCATTATCAACATATTCTGTTATAGTACCCATTGTTTATCCCCATTAAATTATTCATACACAAGAGTTACCAATCTTAAAGTAGCTTTAGATCCTTGAGGCGTTCCACCCACAAAAAAGACTGTCATTACATCATCGAGATTTTGTATTTCAACCTCTGCTTGATCTACTATCTTGTTTGCACTATAAATAGTATCTTTTATGATAAATTCTTGTGGTTCATACACATTACCATCCCAAATTATAGACTTATCACAATTAGTGTAATAATAAGTTGTACCTTCTAAAGTCATCTCTAGAAGAAGAAAAGGCCTTAATTCTTCTGATGCAAGTTGTGCTAGTATTGCTGCGTTTATATTACGCATTAAATAGACCTTTAATAGAAATGCCCATATGAGATAACTTACGAAAGAAAAGATCATATTCTAAAGAATGCTCTGCAAACCTGCTATGTATTTTTAAATAGCCTGTAAAATTGGTTGTAATAATAGATCCATCTGATGGTGCTACTACAAATACAATTTTATCTGCTCCATCAGTGCCACCTATAGCTGTAAAAGCATAATCAGCGGGATCAGTTTTTAAAATGCTATCTACATAAATTAATTCACTTGTAGCATTTTTTGAAGGCATATTAAAAGAGACAGTAGCTCCATCACCTGTACCTAGATACTCGTTTGCATAACTATCTGAATGTTCAAGAAAAGTATTGAATGCTTCATATGCACCTCCACGATCCATATAAAATTGCCATAAAGTATTAGCATCATCTAAAGTTAACCATTTATAACCTACAGCACGTAAATTTCTTTTAGGGTACACCCACTTTTGTTTTCTTGTTTCTCGGCCAGCACCACTATAAAAAGATATTAAAGTCTTAGTTTCAATACTAAGACTAAGAGGACTAATAATAGATATTGTATCAAGTGAAGGAAAAATTGCCATTATTTAGCACTCCTTAATGCACTTCTCAATGCACGATCACCACCTGATAATGCTTTAATAAAAGGGCCTGTAATAGCACCAGGATTACTACTTGCAAGTTCTGCAAAAGATTTTGCGTCAACAGCATTTATGGTTATTTCCATAATTCCACCACCACTACCATTACTTTGAGATCCAGGATTTACCATCTCAGGTTCATGCTCTGCAAAAGTATATGGTTTTCCTGAACGTAGACCACGGCCTAGCACAGGTTCAGGTATCCAACCACCCGATTGTCTTTGAATGGGTGTCATTCCTTGATGAAGTACAGCACCTGTAACTAGATCAGAGCTACCTAGAATTGAAGGAGCTATAACTTTAATAGCTTGTGTTATTAAACCGCTTTCTTTTCCAAACAAAGCAGCCTTAGTCTGCTCTGCTAAGATTTGAGCAATTATTTTTTGTACATTATGACCAAAATTTCTCCAAGTTTGTGTTAGAGAATCTAAATCTGCTTCCATTAGATTAACAAAAGAATTCTCAAAAGCATCAATTAAAGCACTAGATCCTTCTTTTACAATTATTTCACCAATTTCAAAAGATGTCTTTAAACTGTCAATAACATCTTTATGGCCTTTTCTCATTCCATCTACAATAGTGCCATTTATTTCGAGTATCCTATTTGCATAAGCTTCTCTAGCTTTTATCATCAAAGCATTTTTTGTGTCTCCATCTACTTCTAACCTCTGAATTAGATCTCTTCTTACTTTTAATTCCAGAGCTGCTTCATTTTCAGATTGCACAAGACGACTACGACCTGCTTGTTTAAGCATCTGATTTTGAAGTCTAAGAGCACTTTCTAAACCTTCTACACTAGTTTTAGCCGTAGCAGCAATTAGTGATTCGTAATCAAAAGCCGGATAATCCGCAAATTCAATAGCAGCCCTATCTTTTGCAGCCTGAATATAATCATCAGCATGTTTCTTTTCTAAAAAGTAAATTTTTTCAATATCTAAAAGTTCTTTTTCATATAAATACACTTCAGCAGCTTTTGTATCACCTATTATTTTAGCAAGATGCTTCCTATCAAATTCAAGCTCTAAAAGTTTAGTCTCATAGTCTAAATTCTCACGTAAGATTTCACCAAGATCAAGCCTCTTATAAATTATAGCAGCAATCTTAGCTCTTTCTTTTAAAGTTTCAAGATTTTCAAGCTCTTTTGCTTTTTCAACACCTTTTGCTATTTCTTTATTACTTCTTGAAATTGCAATTTGTGTTTGCATCCATGCTGATCTAAATTCTTCTGGTACTTTTTTAGCATCCTCTAAAAGTTTATAGAGCCATTTTGTACTTTTAATATCCTCTGGAGTAAAAAACTCACTAGCTTCTATAAAAGCCAATGTTTTTGATAAAACAGCATACTCACTTTTTAGTTTCTCAATGCTTTTAGTCCATTTCTCTGTCATCTTAATAGTTTCATCCGTAGCTTTCTTTTGACCGGTTGACCACTTTTTGATCTGATTTGTTATTTCTTCTTGGTCTTTTTTCATTCCGGCTAAATACTTTGCTCTCATTTGCTCAGGTGTTATAAATATATCTTCGAGGCTTTTTACCATCTTTTCATGGATGTTAGTAAGTATTATAGCTAAATCATGATATGCAGAATAATCAAACGTAGCTCTCTTTAGTACGGCTTTAATAACAGCCCCTATTTTTTCCCATCCGGCCAAAATCAATACAGTTAAAGCAGCCAATCCTTTAAGTGATGTAATTAAAGGTGACATTAACCAGAAGATATCTCTCAAAACACTACCAACTCCATATACAACAGACCATACTGCAGCCCATGTTTGATGATAAATAACAGCTAACCTAATGCCAAAATCTGTCAGTCCATTCTGATCTATTATAGCATCTCTTATATTTATCATTGTATCTAGTAAATCTTCATACATTTGTAGTAAGCCTAAACGTTGAATCTTAGCCAGATATGCTTCTAAAGTAGTCCATAAAGCGGTATGTGTCTTTTGAATATCTTTAGAGACAGCTCCTATAGCATCCAATGGCTTATGGATAGCTTCAAAGAGCATTTTGGTCTTTTTAACTACACTATTTTCTTCCTTTACTTCTTTAACAACTTTTTTGTAATTTAGAACACGCTCAGATAATAGGTTTGCAACAACGGCCTGGGGTTTTATTTCTCCCTTAACAAGAGAACGTATTTCAGTTAAAATCTGCCTTTGTTTGTCTTGGCCCGTTGTTTGCATGACTATCAAATCAACGAGACGTGCCATTTGTTCTAGTTGTTTCTCTGTTGTTGGAACTATCCCCATTGTAGCCAACTTAGTATAAGCATCTCTAAGATCTTCACCTGTAGAAATATGTTTAGCTGCAATTACTTCAAGATTATTAAATACGCTTCTAGCGAATTGATAATAAGCCTCAAGGCCTTCCGTTGTAGGTTGATCTGTAAGCATCTGAAGAGAAGCTGCAACTTTTACAACGGACATTCTAAAATCATCTATTTCCTGTCTGCCAGACGCAAAAGTACGCAAGAAGGCTTTAAATCCTTCTTCAAAAGCATTCATAGCACGATATGCAATGGTAAAACCAACAGCTACTTTACCAAAAGTCCTCCACCAGCCTTTACCCACAGCTTCAGCATGTTTAATTGAGGACTTTGCGAATCTCGTAGTACTTTTCTGCATTTCAACATTTTTACTATTCATCTGTTTCGCAAACTTATTAGTACGCTTAGTAGCAGCAGCCATACCAGATGTGAAATCAGATCGGTCAAACTTTAATTTAGCTATGATATCGCCAGCACTAAGCATTTTTTCTACCTCTAAGTTTGCTCTTTCTAAGTTTATTCCAAGAATCTTTTATTCTTGAAACTTTAGGGTTTGAAACTATTTCGGGACATATAATATTTTGATAGTGGCGTACCATTGCTGATCTATCTCTGTCTTTCATATGCGGATAACCTGATGCATCAAATGAACGTATGACAAGTCGAGCATCAATTTTTTCTATCTGATTTAAATATAGAAAAAATTTTCTCACAGTAAGTGAAAGTATATAATTATCAGTCCATCCATAATAAGATGCAAGTAAAGCAAAAGAGTACGCCACATCTAAGGGCGGGATGGTTTAGCATCTTTTTTATCAGGCAATTCTTCACTATTGGTATCATATAACCATTCCTGTATAAATTTCATAGCAATACCGATAGCTTTAAAACCAATGTTTTGAATCTCACTAATATCGACATCTACAATATTAGCAAATTGGCTATGAAGAACACTGAGATCCTCATCTGATGCTTCATCGGACGAATCCTCTATAGTTTTCTTTGTGCCCATCATTTTTAAGAAAGCATCTAAGCCAATGTCTACAATAGTATAAACCTTACCACCTATAGTAAGTTCCAAAGATCCCTCTTCTAACAAAATGTCAACATTTTTTTCAGTTTTCATCTGAAAACTCCTTTTTTAAAATGTTATTTTAGGACTCGCTCTCATCACCAATGTAATACAGATCATTTGTAGTGGGATCACGAAAAGCAATAAACACTACTTCGATGATTCTTTGACCATCTTTATTATAGATGGTTTGAAAATTGCCTTGAGGCGCTGCATAAGGGAATCTCACCCAATCGTCTTTATTCGCAGAGACAGAACCATCTACATATTTTTTAAGCAGCAAACTTTGTGCAAATGTAGACAGCTTTGTACCAACAAGACTTACACCTTCAATTAACCCACCGCCTGCAGAGACATCTTGGTTTAAAGCGATACCAAGATTAACAAAAGTTTGCTCTGCAAGAGGTACAGTGATAATAACACCTGTGCCTGTAATAACCTGATCTTCCGGTCGAGTACCATATTGGTCTGACATGAGATCGGCAAGATCTGTACTCCAATCAACAGTAACACCACCCTCAGTTCTACCAAGGTCAGCTTCTGCATCCTCAACACCAAAGAGCACTTGACATGGCCCTAATTCCAAATCACCTACTGCCATGATATATCTCCTTTTTTAAGTTGTTATTTTCTTAATCATAAAATTTAAACTGAAAACAAACCTGCCTCTAGTATCTCTATCTGCAGGATAAGGGCTGCCTAAGACTTCACAATAGAAAACGCTACTAACAGTATCAAATCCAGGCTTATTTTTTAAAAGATTATAAATTGTATATGCTAATATCTCAGCATCAATAAAAGACAAAGCATAGCAAAGTATTTGTATAGGCCTAAATTCCACTCCTGATTCATTATCAAAGCCACCTGGAGAAGGCATTACAAGAGCATATGTGTTTGCAACATTTGACGGCTCTTCACCTATAAATATAGATGTATTAAGTACTAGAGCACTATTAGTAGCAATATAAGTAGCTATGTCTAAAACTAAACTCATAATTTTTTTATCTCACTAGCAATCATAGAAAAATACAAACTAAAATGCCTTAGAAGTTTAGATTCAACCCATTTTTTACCGGTTCCAGGCTTGGTATATTTCTTATAAGATACACTAGATTGACTACCTTCATGTTGTGCAGCTGCATAAGGTTTGTGAACTACTAAACTGCCAACCAAATCTTTAGATGCAGTACCGATAAATCTTAGAGGCGTTGCTTTACCTTTACCAGTAACTAGTACATGAGAAATACCTACTAGTTTATTATCCACAAAACCAGAATGACTAGCAGCCATAGCACCACTTCTCTGTGGGCATGCAGGGTCTTCTTTTAAACAGTCATCCATAAAAGATAGAACGGCTAATTTCATACCTCTTTCAGACGCATTAAGAACTCTTTTAGTAGCTAAAATTGAAAGTGCTTTAAAATTTGTTACATCTACAGTGATCTCAGCCAATTTCTACCTCAATATGATCTATAGCAGATGAATGCCTAGATTCTCTTACAGGAGTTATATCTTTTACAGGACGTTGCACAGAATTTACAATGACATCATCTTGCATAGTAATATCAGTGTCATATGGTAAACCTATAAAAGTCTTATCCTCATAATAATCTCCAGCTGGTGATCTAACAAATACTCTATTTTTAAAAATGGCACATTTTATACCAGGAACTTGGACTTCTGTCCTATCTCCAGATGATAAAGTAACTTTAACTACTGTAATTGTATCTTTCAAATACTGGCCTAAACGTTTCATTTATTATCCATTGCACCTCGTCTAAAAGAAGGTGCAGTATATGTGCCATCATCTTGTTCATCTTCCATGTCATCTTTATCATCCTGATACAATGAACCCATCCAAGGATAACTAGATGAACTTAGACTATCAAAGGTGTCAGCCTTTTCTTTATAATGATCATAGATAGAGCTAGACTTCTCTGTAAGATTACCAAATTTGCCATCTACTCTTCTTATGACTTTTGCACAAATAAGCCGACAGCACTCAGCACATCTTTTCAAAAAAGTTGAACTGTCGGCTTGTATGAGTGCAATTTCTTCATTTTCCAGTAGCACATCATTAGAATCTACATCACCTATATACAGACGTATCTTATTTAGCTCTGTACTAAGATCTGCAGTATCATAACTGAAAGTCATCTTAACCTCCTCTCACCGTAACTTCACTTGGTGAACTTACAAAGAGCGGTTAAGCAATCGCTCCGCTAAAGAAAAGACCACAGTCTGAAGCTACGAGTTTAAGATCTTCAAAAACTCCGCCTTCAATTCTTGTACCTGCAACCGATTCCATATAGAATCTCTTTATAGTTACAGCCAAAGGTTCCCCTTCTCTGCCCTTGATCATAGGACGTGACCATCTGAAAGTATAACCACCAGAAGGACGTCTTTTAGCAGGCCTGGGCTGCACATAAACGAGCAAAGCATCTGTTTCGGAAACAATAAAGTCCATGACCTCAGCATCTCCTTCAGCATTAGATGCATATACAGCACTAGCTACAAAGAAATTATCTACGCCAAAAACCAAAGCAAGTAAAGCCTCTGTAATAACACCAGATTGTGTATATTTAAACCGATCAAGAACAGCTGCATGATTTTTGAGAGTAGCAAAAACTTTCTCTGAAACCACCAGTGTATTTGGTGTTAAGGCAATAGATTCTTTTACAGTAGTCTTGGCAGTTTCAACATCTTGAATCGGTGTACTACCAGCCGTAGACCATGCAGTAAAATCTACACCACCTGTCCAGTCAGTACCCCAAACAGCTGTTTGAAAATACTTACTGGCCCAATCACGCTCTCGGCGTATTCGGAACTTCTCGATAACGAACTCAACAGCTTCCTGGTCCAAGTCAAAAATATCATCTTCGTTCCAAATATCCTGATCTGGAATGTCTTTGTGATAACCCCATTCATCACAAAAGAACTCCCCAGGGTCTGCAAGCTCGTAACCTCCGCCAGCGCTTTCAGTTAATACTGCACGTTTAGCAGCCCCGTCTCGAAACCAGTAGTCTTTCTCATAGATCGGATATTTATCCGATTGTTTGGGTGTCATCACCACAGGAAAGACCCTGTCTGCAATATAAGCTGAAGGCTCATTCATATAAGCGATACTTAGATTGCTCAAGTATACATCAATATGAAGATCTGATCCAGTAGGTTGTGGCATTGCAAGCCTCCTTCAAAATTAAAAATTAACTCATTTCAACGTAGCCAAACTCCATGAGGACGCTGATTATTCTACCATTTACACCAGCTTCAAGAGCTATAGCTCCGTACCTTTCACCATCGGACGCAGTTACACCTTTACCAGCAGCATCAGACGTAACTTTATCCCATACTGTGATAGCACCTCCGCAAATCATTTTGGAGATACCAACACGTCTAATCTCAGACGCAGTTCTTGTGGTCGTTGGCTTATTTTGGATAATACCAACAAGATCTTCATCAGCAGCACCAGACAATGCAACACCAAATTCTCCTGATCCAGCACCCCAGTAAAACTGTTTTGTAGATAGATCTTCCTGCGCCTGTAATGTGAGATCATAAATTCTTTGTTCGACCGCCATAATTTGACCTCCAATTAATTGGCATTAATTATTTTGCACCTTCCCTGTATTCTTTATACAGAGTTGGATTCTCTTTGCCTACCCGTATCCAGGCTTCTGATTCCTTCAATTTTTCTTTGTTCATGAGATCTTTAACAAGTCCCACTAGCTTTTTATAAGCTGGTTTTGAACCACTAAGATCGCCTTCACCATTTGATCCTTGCTCTTTGAAAAGCTCGGACTGTTCAAGAAGTGTACTGGTCTCAGTCAATCTTTTCATCTCATCTTTAAACATCTCTTTGTCCATCTTTTCCAGAGTAAAAAGAGACCTTGTCATTTTTTCCACATCACCAATGACGTTTATTTCCTTGAGCATCGTAGTTATTTCACCTCTACGCTTTTCATCTTTGCTTTCATCAAGATCTTTTTTCAGCGTGGAAACTTGGGTTGTGAGATCTGTAATAGTCTTTTTCATTTCTGCATCGCCTCCTTTGTATTCTTTCTCCAAAGCAGCTCTAACTTCTATAGTAACAGCCTCTCGAATCTCTTTCTCCAAGACCTCACGCTCCTTTTTGAGACGTACGTCTCTGTCTGCATCAGTTTCTGCAGGACTGGATGCTATAAAAACCTCATATTCCGGTATGTCCTTAAACAATGTTGAAAGAACACCTTCCGGTAGCTCTTTTTCAAAAGCCGTCAATATCTTCAATGCACCTTTAACAGCGGATTGTGCATCTTTAGACATTTTATTGGTTTTAGAAATAGCCTCCAAAGCAGCATCAATTGCAGTTTCTTTGACCAGCGCATCTTCAGATTGAAGAATTTTTATTAAACTCTTTGGCATTTTAGCCTCCTTCTTCATAAGAAACTTTTTTTGATTTGCCGGATCAAATGCCAGCGAAATCTCTGCAACAAAAGGTTTAATTTGTTTTGCCATAATATCACCTAATAAAGATTAAACCTTATACCCTAGCCTATTTATTATCACCCCCTTGTACAAAAATTTTAGTTCCACCCGCAGAATAACCAACGATGGTATCTTTTTCTATAGCTTCCCAAAGATCATTATCTTTTATTCTGTGAGCGACTAGCCATGTTCCAGCCTTAATCAACGTGCCATTATAAGTCATATCACCAGGTATTGGCATACTTGCAACAAGTTGCACATCCTCATTAATATCAACTTTATGACTCAGCTTTGTATTTCTGTAATTGACAAGATAATTAAAAGCAGCTTCTTCGATATCATCTTTACTAATCCATTCATCATGAGCATCAACAAAATCTGGCTCAAAAACAACACCGAAAACAATTTGCTTCTTTTTATCTTTGAACAAAATTTTAACATCAGGCTTAGTCATATCCTTGCCCAATGCAGCCTCAAAAGTGCCATTATGGCTTTTACAATGCGATTCAGCTTCACTTGCAGACCACTTAGTCCGATCATATCTAAAAGCTTGCTGTGCAAATTTACCATTCTCTTGCTCTTGATAGATCACATCATAAGATTTACCATTGTGCTCTCTATCATTATTTATACGATTAGTATTTGCATCCTTAATAGGTGGTAGTAATCTACAAGCATGTTCATTTGGATAAGGCATAATTGCCTCCTTTACTTTATAATAAGGGTTATTAAATCTTTTGTCAAGAAATATTAACCCAATCCCAAAGTGATAATTTAATATAATAATTTGCATTAGTATATTTATTGATAATCCAATCTAAGTAATATAGATCTTTTGGTAATATGGTAAAAAGATCAAATCCATCAGTTATACTATCATACATTCTTCTATACAAATTATTCATATCTATGAGAGATAAATCAATATTACTATACATTCTAGAATTAATGCCTTCATTTTCACTAACTTGGCCATTAAAAGGCACACCCATCCTTATAGCGATGTCAATGTAGTGTATAAAAAGGTTGCTAAGAACACCACCACTTTTAAAAAAATCACCTTGCCATCCTTTCCAGTAATCTGCGTCACGTAAAAAAGAAACTTTAACACAATCATCGGGTTTAGCATCAGGCAATTTTACATATCTAAAAGGCAAGCATACAAAAATAAGGTCATCATTTTCATAAGGTTGCCAAGGTAAATGATGAGGCTTTTCAACAATAACTTTACAATTATGTGATCGTGCTAATTTCGTCTGCATAGCATGTAAATAGCTAGGAGATAAAATAACAGCATATTCAGCCACTGACAAGTGTTCTCTAAGTTCATCTACTGTTTGATTATATTTAAATGGATCATAGACATGGGTAATCTTACCTCCCACAAAATCAATAGCTTGTTTATGTCTTTCAGCTATTTTACCATCACCTAGCAATACAAAAGTTTTAAGCTCTTTCATTTAACTATCAATTCTTCTTCTGGTACTGTACCACGCTTTCTCCCAGGTAGACCAAACCATATCTGCCTTTCAGGTACATCACGAGCAACAACAGATCCAGCACCCACTAGAGCATTTTTACCTACTGTCACTCCAGGAAGTACAATTGCACCAGATGCAATTCTAGCACCTTCACAAATATGTGGTGGCTCTAACTCAGCTTTATATGATCTTGACCATGCAATTCTTTTTGTATTTGTCAGTAATGCTCTCACACCAACATAAACATAATTTTCAATTACAGCTAATTTACAAATATTACTGAAATGGAAAATTCTAACATGATCACCTATCTTAGCTTCTTCAGCTATAAAGCAATGAGCTCTTATTTCCGTATTATTACCGATAGCTACGTTTGGTCTGATAATAGTATAATGACCAATGTAACAATTGTCACCTATTGTGACCCCCTCTTCAATTATAGCTGTTCTTTCAATGACTGTATCCTTGCCAATCTTAAAATTTACCATGATCTTCTCCTCGGATTATGCTTGTTTAAATCATTTTTAAGTCTTAAAACTCTACGAACCATAGATGCAGGTATTATACTTGATAAGCTTCTAGGATAATAACTATATGCATTATCTAATTGTTTTATGCGTTTAGCAAACAATTTATCCACATTGGTATTAGAAAGAGTGCCCATACCATCAATGCATAAATTATTTTGCCAACTCCCAGATTTATTTATAGTGTAATTAATTTTATGGCCTAGAGTTTTTTCAAAACCTATTCTTATAAGACCATCTATGCCTATATCCCTATCTTTAAGACAATAAACAATATTACGTGCTAATGAAGCTCTAAGAGCCTTTCCAGATGTATCATCTTTTCTTACCATTTTACTTTTGTCGACTAAAATAATAGTATTATATAATATATGATACTTATAAATTTTAGGTGGTATAAACCACACAACTTTAGGATCTTTAAAAGCTTCAACAGTTTCTATAAACCTCATAGGCGATGAATAATAGTCTGCTGCATGGTTTATAAAAATTTGTGACTTGGGATGTGCATTATTTATTAGAACAGATATTTTATTAGATAAAGGTATCCAATCACTTAATGAAATATAAATTAATCTAACACAATTCAATTTCTTAAGTATATTGTAATAGTAGAATGCCATTTTTAATCCAAAAGTTTCATCATCTTGCTCTTCAGCTATAATAAGTTCCCATGGTGGTATTTCACCTTGTTGTCTTATTAGAGACTCCAAGCAAACCCATCCTATATAGTAAGATCTAAACATAGGTATCATAACTGAAAAATATGGATCTACCTGTTTATATGTATCTGTAATGATATCCATTAGCTATGCAATACGTAAGGCAGATATTTTTTCAGCAGTTTAGGATCAAAGTTACGGCTTTTATAAGTTATAGGTACATCAACAAACATTCCATCTGGCACATCACCTTGGCGTTTCAATGGATTACCATAATAAAGTCCACTGTTTACAATATCATTTAAGACACTGCTAGCGTATCCTATTATGACATTATTACCAATAGTAAGACCAGCTCTCAAATTACTATGTGATCCTATAAGGGCACCATATCCAATATTTGTTATAAGTTGTTGCTTAGGCACGTCTGGACGATGATGATAAATATTTTTAGTATGTGAAGTCATTATGCCAGCACCTATAAAAGCACAATCATTAATAATCACACCTTTAGAAATAGTTGATCTTGTTCTGATATTCACACCATCACCAATAATACAGATACCAGTAGTGCAACAATAGTCTGCTATGTCAACATTGTTACCAATTCTTGTACCATTTTTTAATGTAACATGATGACCCAGTGTTACATTATCACCAATTTCCACATCCGGTTCTATGATACAATAAATACCCTGTTTAAATCTCTTGCCGTATTGTCTACCTGCTCTCATGGCAAATCTCCTTTACTTTAAAAAGTTTATAGCATATGGACCACAATTAAATATAAGATCCATAATTGAAAGATTTGGTATAAAATCCCCCCATAACTGATTATGCATTGGATACACAAAATTGTCATATTTAAGTTTTATACCAGCCTCAGTAAATTTATATTCATCTTGATAATTCGCACCACCCTTACCTGAAATATATGTATCAGCTCCAGTTGACCTGCAAATCTCTATAAGCAAATCATCACCTCTGAGATTAGTTTCAAATGCAGCTCTACCAAAATTACATTTGATACCAAGTGCATCTGCAACTGTTAATATAAAAATTACATTAAAATCCGCAAGTTTATCAATAGGCGCATTATAGATATCTAATAATTTTTTATAAGATTCATAATAAGGTGCTTTAGAGTAACAATGATGCCAAGTCTTAAGATGCTTCTCACGCCATTTGGTAGTATCATCTAATTTAGCATCTCTAATCCATTGATTGCTATATCCAGTCTTTTTACAAGACGCAGACAACCATTGATTACCGATAGGAGTCTTAATTTTAACTCTTGTACCAAAATTACGACCCATAGACAATTGTACATTTTCTAAGAAAATAAAAGTGTCTGCTATGAGTATTTTATGGAAGAGGCCTGCCCAAGGCATAAATGTAGGTTGATGTATTATTGTTTTCATTTGTATATTCTCACTGTAAAATCATTTTTTCTATAGTCATGTTTCAAGACTACTCTCTTACCGATTTTAAAAGCTAAATTAAGTATTTTATTTGGATCAGCATAATAAGCATTTTTCTGTTTGTTATCACTGTATATGCTTAAAAAATTTGCACATACACAATGAGTACAAAGATCAAACATAGTTTTTATTAAATCTTCAGTATATTTATACCAACCATTACACCTTTTATTAAATATGCCTGATGCAACTACAATATCATGCTTAGCTATACCACCGCCATAAGTGCTACCAACAATAAATTCAGTATTAATACAAGTGCCAGCATGCCTTTTACGTGCTTCAGTTATAAAATCACATATAAAATCTATACCTGTATATTTTGTTATTTTATAATCTGTTCCCTCTAGGTAAGGAAGAAGATCACCGAACCCACAGCCGACATCCAAGGCCGAAAACTCCAGAGGGAGGGGAGGGGAGAAGAGGGCATGGAAGCGTTCATCCTGACTGGCAGGGGAGTTCCAAGCAAGTGCCTTCAGCGAGACTCCGTATGCATCTGAACGTGACTGAAAATATTTTCTAGTAATTTCATCATTATCTTTTCTAGTATCTACACCCATTAACTTTGCCCTATTTTAGAGACCCATCTTATAGATTCAAAGACTTCAGCATATCTGACACCAATTTGTACACCACGAACGCTTGCAAGAGCAAAAATAAAATTCTCGGAGATATAGTCCTTATCCCTTTGTGACTCATGACAATAGACAGCTTTAAATTTTTTAATTACATGCGATTCAGTAAGTTCAACAAAATGATTGGTAGTAAAATGCAGATTATTCCAAGGTATCTCATATCCAAGTAAAGAACATTTTTTGAAAGCTCTAAAGCACTCCTCTGTCACTGTTTTGTGGTCTTGATGCGTGTCTTTTGTCGACGGCACAAAAACCAAATCAGGGCATATAGATTCTTTATACTCTATAAGATGTTCAAGTAACTCCTGACGATGGGCAGTGAATTCTCTAATTTCCATAGGGGCATAAAGTATGCTACTTGAAGGAATGCTTAGAGCTTTAAGGCCATTCTGAACTTCAGAGAGTTTAGGATCAACGCTAGCAAAAACCAGATAGAATATTGTATGGCCTTCTTCTGCAAGTCTAGCTATAGTACCACCACATCCAATTTCTCCATCATCTGCATGTGGTGCTATAACTAGAATTTTCATTATGTATTCCTTTTACCGCCAGTTTGTTTTCCAGTGCCTTTTCCTGGAGCACGGCCTTTACCACCACCTTTACCAGTGCGACTTCCACCTGATCCAGTAGGTGGCCCTGTTTTATCACCTTTTGGCATTTCAAATCTCCTTATTTTTAGTGTTTTAGCAGCTAGGTAATTTGCGATTTCAATAGTTGCTGCCCCAATAAAAATTCCAAGTAGGATATTATCCATTATTTCTGCCTAATTTAAAAATTTCAAATTCTATAAAATGAAAGATAGTGATATAATACCTAAATATTCAAACATTTTTCATCCTTCTTATGCATAGTATGAATACCACATTCCCCACCACATTTACTAGTACCAACCCATCTTCCAGATCTTTCTGTTGCATCATCATCTACAATATTTGTGCAAGGAGCACATCCAAGACTACGATATCCCATTGCATACCAAGGATGTACAGGAATATCTTGAATAGCAATATATTTCCAGATATCTAATTCAGTCCATAAAAGGATAGGATTTACTTTAGTGATTATACTATCATCTTGATAGTTGTTTATTAAATCTTTCTTGAAAGAAGGTTCAAGCTCATTGTAATCAGTTCTAGTTTTTCCTTCAGTCTTTCTCAATCCTGTTATCCAAGCATCTAAGTTTGCTAAAGCTCTTTTAGTTGGCTCTACTTTTAAAAGCCTACAGCATTCTTCTGGGTTTTCCTTTGGCAAATTAGGAGAAACTTGTTGAGAAGCCATCAATGTCTCTACATGGATATGCCACTTCCGCATAATTAAATCTCGATATGAAAAGGTTCCTTGAGGCTTAAACTGCGTGCCAATAAAAAACACTTTGATATAAGGATTAATACGCAAAGCAAGATCTAATACCACCATGCTGTCTTTTCCAAAGCTGCAAGCAACAGATATTAAAGGGAAAGTCTCAATTGCATGGTCGATAATTTCTAAACTATGGTTTATTTTGGATGCTATTGTTTCCATCTATTCAATCTCCCATCTATGTTTAATTGGTCTACCCAAATAAGTATTACATAAATGCTCATTTAGTTCTGCGATCCTATGTTTATGTGTGTGTTTACTAGCAATTACTTTTAACGCATTCTGAGCTACAGATTTTGCCCATGCAGGCTCATTTATGATTTTTTGAGCTTTAGCAGCTAGATCAGAAGCATCATCTTTATATTCAACAAAGCATTCATCATCACCGAAAAGATCTTTTTTATGGTCAAAATCAGGCGTCAGCAAAACTGTGCCCGATGCCATAACCTCAAAAACTTTTCCATATGCTGATCTTACTTCTGCAGATGTAAGTGATGCAATAAAACTTCTAAGAAATATCGGATAGAGATAATTATTCGTAGGTGTTCGGTAAGCTTTCTGAACTAGTAGACTTGCATTAGACAACACTTTCAATGCAATACGTCTTTGGGTATAAAATTCATACCTGTATGCACCAGCAAAGCAAATTTTTTGTTCACGTTTTATCTCTGGATCGGAATAAAACTCATCATTTGCGGAAAAAGGCAACCACACAGATGGAATACCATCAATATCTTTTTGGCCTAGATATGAGCCCCTGCGTATAACAAGATCAAATTGATTTGTATTGTACCACTTTGTAGTGCCCCATCTTGGCTTTAAAGGATGACTATTCCAGCCAGCCTTTTTACCAAAATCAGTTTCAATCATGACTTTTAAACAAGGCAGATTTCTAAAATACCCTGGAGAAAACCTAGTTTCTTTGCCAGAAGGAGCATGAGAATCATAGTGAATGACAATAGAAGGGCTATACTTATGAAATAAATCTAAAGCTGTAAGGCCTTTTTCAAGAACATTTGAGCCATGTATATAAATATATTCATGGTCATGATATTTTTCTAAAAGTCTTAAAAAAGCTAAATGTTGTCTCGCACTAAACTTTTTCTCTGGTAGATAACTTACTACGAGTATTTTCATTAGGTTTCCTTAATAGCCATGCAATACGAAGCTCATTGGGGCATTTAACTTCTACAATCTCCAATTGAAAATCCTTAATTAAATGTGTGTAATCATGTGTAAAAACATAAGCTCTAGAATCCTGGTTCTTTTTAATTCTCTCCTTTGTCCTCTTTGGATTTGATGTTGCGATGTAAATATATTCTCTAGAAACTCGTATAAGCTCACTGAATACTTTGCGTATTGATCTAGAGTTTACATGAAGTAGTAAACTTTGAGCTACAATGAGATTAAAAGAATTTTCTTCATATGGTAATGTTTTACCATCCCACCATGTAGGTAAAATATCAGTAAGAGCTTTTGCTTCTCTTATATACTCTGGTGAAATATCACACATAGCAATCTTATTACGGATATCTCGTTCTCGAAGCCTTTTACAAAGTCTGCCCCAACCAGATCCTACATCTAAAATATTACCTTCTATTGAATACTGCCTTATCCATCTAATAAGCATATCCATTTCAATGTAATTCTCAGGCTTGTTCCATGCCATTGGGTGGGCTTTTGAGTATTTACTCCAGAACCTCATTGGTAAATAATCTTCCATAGACTTTCTCCTTTAATCTTTGACCAATTGCTTTAAAGCCATGATATTTTTCTACCCAAGCACGAGAAATATGACGAGTATGCTCAACTTGCTCAGGAGACATATCTAAAATTTTTCTCACAGCAATTTCAAATTCTTTTGGGTTATTTGCAACAAAAAAAGGGCATTTAGTATTATATTCTTTAGCATACCGTTGTGATGACATAAAATGAGTAATAACTATTTTACCCATTGCTGCAGCTTCAAGAGCGGTTACACCCCACTCACCATATCTATGACCTCTTAAATCTGGCTCACAAGCTTCAATGTATATATCTGCATTAGACATACGTTTGATATTATCTTCCCAAGGTACAACACTTTCATTAATATAAAATTTCCATCTGTCATTTCTAGAATTTGATTTGCATTTAATGCCCTCATCTTGTAACCTACCAAGGATTCTAAAAATTTCAGCTGTACCTTTAATATATCCTTTGTGTGGATAATGACAAAAAGAAAGTGTTGAGTCTCTTTGATCAGGTCTATGTGGTATATTTTGAACATCAATACAGGGAAGTATCCAAACCTGATTTTTAGCTCCTAAGTTTAATAAATCACCTGTTTGAATAATGCTTATATCAACTATTGGATTAAAAATAGCATTCATTTTTTCTGCAGCACCACGATACCTCGATCCACCATGAAAGACTGTAACAAATTTATTCCTTATATCTATTGCACTAAAACGTCTACTATGCATTAACATAATAGCTTTAGCCTGTCTTGCTCTGGGCACAATTTGAGCTTGTAAGTCTTTAAATAAATTAGCATGCTTACCATAACCTCTCGGTGATGGACGTACAGCCCAAGATTCAGCTTTAATGCCCACCTCTTTTAAAGCCCTTTCAAATAAATATCCAACATTTGAAAAATCTGCCTTAGCTAAGATGAGAATATCTATATTGTCCATAACTTCGCCCTCTGAAATTACAAGCTATCGTCTTGTAGATATACCAGTAAGAGTCTCTTTCAATCTCGATCCAAAATAAAACCCAATTATTGTTCCGAGTACAATATGTTGTGGTACTGTTAAACTCATCTCTCTATAAGGAAAATCAAACCATATAGAAAAATTTTCACCCCACATCGAGTAAAATTCAGTCAATAATGCACCAAGACCTCCAAAGGGTCTCACTAAACCATTCAGAAACTTTATCAGCCAAGATTGTTTCTGAGTCTGCATTGCAACTTGATACATTTTCCTTGCAGAATCAGTAGAATCTTCCGAAATTTTAAACAAATCAACATAATGACCCGATCTCTCCATTTCTGACATCTTTTTAGGTGGCAACACTCTTTCACCTATAAACTTAGCTGCACCAGCCAATGGCTCTAACACAGGCTTTATAGCAGCTGCTACAGGATTAAACATATCATACCATGCCATTTTATCCTCTATTCTTAATTGCTATTTTTATTTCTTTTATAGTCTCATCCATAGTGTTTTCAAACCTAGTATGATTGTCTGAAAGTGCAGTATGAATGGATAAAATCTCACCTCTTAAAATTTCTGTAGTGCTACTTAATTCTGATCGATATATTTCTTGATAGAGAGTAAGAAATTTTTCAACTTGCTTTTCTCGATCAGCACAATGGCCATCTTTAAAGTTTTTTATCTTTTTCTCAACAATCTCATAAACTTTTTTAAAAGTAAGAGACTCACCATTACTGCTATCCTTACTTATCTCTTGAGTGTCACGCCGGATTCTTAAAGCTGCAATGCCATATGATCCTACGCCAGCTACACCAGCAACAACAGCTATACATCCAAACAGATTCATTTCAAGCACTATAGGAATAGGCATAATTACCCCTCTAATAAATAGATATATTTAGTTCTTCCAAACTTTTTGATTCTCTTCCATCTCTGCACACGCTTACGAGGATCAATATGAAATCCTATAGGCACACGCACACCTTTATATTTCCAGTCATAATAAACACCGATGCCACCGAAAACAAAACTTTCAACAATAGCATATTGTTCTCGTATTGATTTATCAGTATGCATAAAAAAGTCCACAGCAGAGCATCCATTTTTAAACAAATGGAAACTGTTGTCTGAATGTCCATGCTCACCTAGCATATCAACAGCTTGAGTTATTGTAATTCGACAATTTGCTTTAATTCGTATTTGTTCCATCTTATATAAGATATTACTATCAATTCTGTAGCCACTTCCAGGATGCTTCGAATCTTCAAATTCCCATGGTTCAAACCATTTTATGCCTTCCCATATAGCATCATTTAGCATTATTTTCTCCCTTCTGAAAATTCCTCAAGCCTAGCATATTTTGCTAAATACTCTTTTAGTTCTTCAGTTATATCTATAGCTTCAGCTTTCACTAGACCGCCCACAAAATCAACTACTTCTTTTAGACTAGTCCTCCGAATTGATGTATGTACGATAGATGGTATAACCTCGTCTACTACACCATTAAGTCTAAAAAGTGTTTTTACAGCTTGTTGATTTATTACACTGCCTATGATATCTGCCCATCCTTCAATACACAAATAAAACATATCAGTAATATTTTTTGATAATGCATATGACCCTGTTCGTTCCATACCAAGCATTATAAATTGTGCGAGCACTGATACAGCTATCTCAGAGCTATACCTTCTTATTATCTCACTTGTGTTAAAGGCTTTCTTTCCAGGTGATCCAGCAAGTTCAAAGCCCCAGTCATAAGGCAGGAGTAATCCAGCTTGTTCGTCATTTCTAATATTAACAAGGATGTTTTTTGCCCAGTTAATAGCTGTTGTAGCTTCCGTATTATCATCATCTAGCTTCAAGCCCTCGGGCATTGTCATAACAGGTATCCCTACAAGATCTCTCTCAAGGCCAATAGCTTCAATTTCTTCTATAGACTTTTTGAAATACCACGGGCGATAAGCATTCCTTAATATAGATCTACCCTCAGGATTATTGTTTGCATGATCGGGTCTAAATAATATGCCCTTAGCAAATGGAATATATTTTAGAGCGAAAGTGGGGTAGGAGCGTTGATACATACCAACAGTGTCACCATTTTCTTTTACTTCCCAGTGGTCTAAAGAGGATTGTGTTCTGATAGGTAACTTTTTCCAAACAATTTGGCCTTTCTCATTGCGCTTGAAAACTTGCTCAAAAAAGGACCATCCATAGGGGAACATACTGTTGACCTCAGTCATAAAATCTGTCCAAGTATGTGTCATCCCATGCATATTATTTTCAAGAAAATCTCTATCCTTTAAATCTCCACCCTTAGCTGACCATCTAAGTTCTCTCAAAATCTGCTTAATAGCAAAAAGTGTACCACCTACAATAGGATCATTGAGACTCATTTCTTGATATACTTTGATACCAGAGCTGCCTCGTAAAGCAGTCAAAAACTCTTCAGACAAATAACCAGCATGCTGTTTTAAACCAGTCTTACCTATTTCCGTTGTATATATCCCATGTTTGTAAGTTTTTGGCTTTCTTAGCTTTCTTAACTTTTTAATTATTCCCATATAAACCTCTCTGGAAACGGCTGAATCTAGAAGTTCTAGGCCTGTTTAAATTAAATGCGGGTTTCTTCAAAGCTTCCTCTGTAGTTATAATATGCACTGGAAATGTGAATTGGACATTTCTAACATGATCACAAAGATTTGCATCCAAAAATGCCATCCAAAGTGCATCAAAATAATCTGGAGACTTCATAGACCGAGATCTCATATCATCTTTAGATTCGATCTGTAATTTGTGAGCTGGTTTTGTACGAATGTCTGATAACTCTGAAATACATCTGTCAGGCCATTTTTTGCAATAAAGTTTTGGTATCATATCTCTAAGCTCCCAACAGCCTTGAGCTCTTAGATTCAAATACCTGTCTTTAAACTCTGGAGCACAATGCGCTTGACCTATAACTGGTACAATTTTATCCCCATAAATAGCGTGTAATCCATCATATACACCTGCACCAATATTTACAGCATCAATTTTAACATATTGAGGATCATCTTCCATTATATGCTCAGAAATCCATCTCACTTGCTCATTAGTATCAGTAACTTCCCCCGGTTTATGTTTTTCATCCCATTTTATAACTTTAGTGCCTTGACGAGCACAAAGAATACTGGATGCCCCAGTCCTACCAACATCAACCCCATATTCTATTGGAAAAGCTGCGACATTTGGCGCCAAATTGTTAATCATGTGATCAACGAAATCGGGCGGTATCAAAAGCTCCGTATCTGCTGATGGGAATTCACCAAGAACTTTAATTTGAAAGACAGGATGATCCTTACCGTACCGCTCCTCCATCATTTTTAGATACCGTTCTGATACTCTTGGAGAGTCATAACAGGAAATATGCATTTGTTTATACATATTTCGTATAGATCTGTTATTAAAAGTATCAAAAAAGTACCCTCTACGCCTTGTTGGGTTCGCAGCTAAAATACAGTATGCAAATTCATTTGTAAGAGCACCTTCAACGGCTGGAAAAATAGCGTCAGGTACCCCAGAGTTTCCACTCCATAAACAATATCCATTTCTTCTTGTAAATAATAAATGATGAGGTGGCACATCTAAAGAATATATAATACCTTTATAATTTTTAATTAATACATTTTTATAAATAACTATTTTTATGCCAGGTTTTATATACTCTGAAATAACATATGCTTGTGTTTTACTTTGTATGTAATGATCTTTATACCATTTAGCATCTTCTTTTGGCCTTTTTAATACAGAAGCAGCTTTACCTGTTTTTTGAATTAGCTCTTGTAAATCATCAGCCATTCTTTTTGAAGATGTATAATAGACTCTTTTACCACTTTTAAAATAACCATCACCAAGATGAAAGCTATCAAGAAATGCTTCTATCATTTCTGGTGTAGCATCTTTAATATACCAAGGTACATATTTAGATGCACTTTTACCAAACTCTATTAAAGCATCAGCAAGTTGTGGTGCATAAATATTTATATATTTATTACCATACACTTTAAAGTCTAAACCCATATTATTCAATATATTTATTATTATATCTCTATTAAATTCATCTTGTTGCGTTATTATAACAACTTTTTTATCTTCTGATAAAGATCCTTCAGAAAGATACCAACCTAAAAAGTCAAACCAGTCCATAGTAGAAAATTCTAATGCTTCATATAATCTACGTTCTGTTTTAAGTGCTGGTATATTAAATTTTTCATCTTTAAAAGTACCAACCCACTTAAAAGTTTTTGTCATATATAAATCTGCACCATCACTAATTTCTTCAATAGGCTTCAGCTTCCAATTAGAATATTTACTATGAGATCGAGTTTTAAAAAGCATCTTATGTTTTGCTGTAACAGCAAAATCAAGAGACCTTTGTTTTCCATAATACATATCTCCATCATAAAACATTTCAACTTTACTTACAGGTTTTACATATTCTGCAAATAATGTTTCTGGATTCATAGACAAAACAGTATCAACTTCAACATTAACATCCTTAAAAAATTTCCACCCATCTTTAGTTAAAACCTCAGTTTGATCATCGTGACAGGCTTCGTCAATCACAAATAATAAATAATGCTCATCATGAAAGCCCTGGAGTCCTTCAGCAACTTCTGATCCAGGCTTAACTTGTGCAGTTCTAGCGACAGCATACCACTCAGGCTGATGACCCTTGACGCCAATTCTCGTTTGTGTCCATTCCATAGCAGCAGATAAAATTGGACTCCTGCTAATCCATTTAAAATGCTCACTCCAGAGAATATCATTCAGCTGATGCTGCGATGGTGCAGTAGTAGGAACTTTTGATCTCGGCCGTGTAAATAGAAACCACAAAGTAGCCATGCTTAGCCAAAAAGATTTCCCTACACCGGAACCAGCCCTAATAGCTATATAATGGTATTCTAGTAAATTCTCAAAAGCTTTCTTTTGCCAAGGGTCTAGGTCAGCACCTATAATATCTTTTACAAACCCAACAGGATTATAGAAGTACCCTTGAAGTAACTTAAAGACAGCTTCATTATCAGCCATTATCTATCTCTTTCTTTGGTGTAACATCAAAAGGCTTTTCTTTTGCTCTCATATCATCATGTGCTGCAATGATTAAATCAGTAATATCCATCTTTACACTGGCAGTTCTTTGGAGTGGTTTACCCTTTGATCGATCTAGAATGTCCCATGCAGATTTCTGCCTAGCCGTAATACCAGCAGACACATCTCTCATCACCTCAACATCAAATGCTGCTGCCTCGGCAGATGCGGCATTTAAAATATCAAGCGCATCTAGCCTTTCACTAGCATCAACAATATTTGTCTCCATCCTCAATTGCAAATCGCTCAATGCAGCTTGAAATACCGGCTCTTCACGTATCCATCTTCTCACTGTATCGGCTGAGATCCCTAATTCTTCGCTCACTTCTACTGGAGACTCTCCGACCACCAGTCTTCTCACTGCATCTCTTTGTCTTGGATTTAATGTTTTTAATGCCATTCATCTTCTCAATTAATATTTCTAGTTCACATTTCATTGCACCTTATCCTATATTTCATTGATAGATCTCTATATGATTCAATTCTATTCCAATATATGCTCTATGTCAAGTGCCTTGTTTTTATATTCAATCTGGCATTTGATTATCAAAAAGTCCCTCATGATCCTGTAAATTTTTATAGCTACATTTTAAATCTATCCAATTACTTCTGAAGCATTTTTTGATAATCATAACCTGATTATCAAAAAGCCTTATAATTCATGGATGCATTCTTTTGTGAAACAAAAGTGAAACAAAAGTGAAACAAAAGTGATTATCAAGTTGAAATTTTTTGTGAGTTTAGAGAATGTACCCAACAGCATAAAAAATGCAAAAAATTCGCATGATTTTAAGAATATGGTATGAATTTTGCTTGCAGTGAGAATGATTCTATAATTAGTATGATTCCAATTACAGGACAAAAAATTAGGTGCAACCTATAATTGATTGCACCTATTTAAAAGGTTAAGATTTACTTGATGCCGTACTCCACCTCGAGGGCTCTCATCTTAGCATCGAAAGCAGTGTTGGTTTTTCTTTTGGCTTTCACTTGAGCATTGACAGATTTTTTCCGAGCCAGGTCATTACCATAATCTGTTTTTAATTGCCGGTTGAAATCTGTCATGATGCGCTTTAAACCCCATCGTTTCAATGCCAATTCATAACCCGCTTGCGTAACAGTGTAAGCATGACACTTGCCTCGACCAAGTTCTTTTCCGTCTTTATCCTTACGGATTACCTCTACCATATACTCATTTTTTTCCTGCACTTCTGCCTTGTCTTTTGTCTGATTGTTTTCTTTTCTC